CCCATTTATTAAAAAAACTATCATTATTAAAATTATTATTACTATTTTTCATTCAACTATCCAACTGCACCATATAAATCTATCTGAGCAATCAAAACTATCATAAATCACTCCATCTTCGACAACTGTTATGTGACCAGGCATAGTAACTAAGAAAATTCCACGATTATAAGTATTAGCAAATTCTCCTAAAGTCATATCATAATCACAAAATCTTTCGAATTTTTCATCTAAAAATCCTTCAATAGATTCAACGCTATCAAGCATTAATCCTCTTTCTCTTGCATAATCACTTAAAATAGTATATGCAGCTTCCCAATTAATGTCTAAAGCTTTGCTTAATGCTCTTACGCTACAATCCCATATATCATTAGATTCAGGATTTGCATTATAAAACATATAACTCATATTACATCATCTCGTTCTGAATTTCTTGAACAGTTCTACGAACCATTTCCATTTCTTCTTGTGAACCTGCATCTTGTGCTAACTTTCTCATAAAATCTTTTGCAGATTCAAGCATATATCTTAAAGACTTTGTGCTGTCTCCACTATATCCTCCACGTCTGCCTTCAGAATATTTATGATAAAATTCATGCATATCATTTAAAAGATTTTCTTTTTCATCTTCAAAACCTGTATATCTGCCTCTACTATCTCTTCCTCTTCTTCCGTAATTTCCATCATTATAACTTCCGTTATAACCTCCATCGTTATAACCTCTATAATTTCCATAATTTCCACTATAATTTCCGTACATCATTTTCTAGTACCTCCTTCTTTACTTTCATATATTCTATTTTATTCAAATCTTTTTCAATATCAACAAGCTCACCCAACATCTCCACATTTTCTGCTTGAATACCTTGTTCAAGTATTTCTTTAATTCGTTCAGTAGCTTGCTCCGTTATTTTTTCGCATACTTCTTTTTCCAAATTTATTTACCTCCTTTCAGAGTTTTATAATATTCATTTTAAGTATTACTCCTTGATAGATTAAATGTAGCATTTGTAATTATTGGTATTTGTGTTACTATTGGTGTTGCTGGTGTACTTGGTGTTGGTACACTTGCTACACTTCCAACTGTTATTGAAGTATTTCCTCTTGGACATACTTTTAATTTTCTATTAAAAGAAATTGTTTCGTAATCATCAGCCGCAGCTATTGTTACTGCTCTTACTGTATCTGGTATTAAAACTCCATCTTCATATAAACCAATGGCTACAACTCCAGGTGTTGCTGAACTAACAGAAGCACTAAAGTTTACGTTATAATATCCATTATAATTATTTCCAAATATTTTAAATATTGGATTACCATTCTCATAATCTAACCAACCACCATTGCAACAATAAGCACATCTCGTTCTTATATTTGTTGCATCAAATGTTATAGGGCTTGAATTACTTGGTAAAACTTTTGGTTCATTTAATATGGTTTGTATCATATTTATTCTCCTTTCATAACTTAAATAAAAGAGAATAAGCCCTTGCTCATTCTCTAGTTTTTAGCAAGTTCTCGTAATCGAGCATCCTGTAATCAGGTATTTGCTTTATTATTTAATTAAAATACATTGTTGTTTCCACAACCGCATCCGCAACCGCTGTTATTGTTGCAAGTAAATATTGGAGTTCTTCCATAAACTGGTGTGCTTGGTACTGGGCAATTATTTAATCTGTTATACAAAGCATCAACTTCATTAGCAAATCCTTGTGAAATAAATGCATTTTGAGCTGTTTGAGAAGCTCTTAAATCAGCCATATTTAATTGTGTTCTTAGATTTGCGATAGTCTCATTCTTAGCATCTATTTCTTGTTGACATAATTTATCTAATATAGCTTGTGTATTTGCTGTATTAGTTTGAATTATATCACGAATTCCTTCTTGTAAAGCTGCTCTATCAGCACAGTTTTCAGTTGCTATTTGGCTTGTGATTGTTTGAGTTTGAAGTGCATTATTATAGTTTACTCCTGCAATTCCTTCTCTTATATCGCAACCTGTTGAAGCGATAGCTGAATTTATTCCATTTAAACCTTGTAATGTTGCAATTTGGTTAGTATAACCTTGTTGCATATTAGCCATTTGTCTAGCATTTGCTGCTGTTTCTGCATTAGCAAATCCACTATTTACTGTTGCATTTACTCCTGCAAATCCATTACATAGATTTGAATTTATACCAGCTGTACTATTGCAAATTTGTGTACTAATTCCTTGTACTGAATTATTTAACCCTGTTAATTGATTTGCTAATTGCAATGTATCAAAACCTTGATTGGTATTTTGCATAATTTCTTTTTGTCCATTAGATAGCCATGCGTATTCGTTACCAACTCCGCCGAAATTTCCGCCGAAACCGCCGAAGCCTCCATTATTCCAGCCTCCTAGTGCTAATAATAGTAGAATTATCCACCAGCAACCATTTCCGTCGCCAAATCCATCATTGTTGTTATTTCTTCCTGTAACTGCAGCGATATCTGATAAAGAATATCCTGACCCTGATTCGTTATAATTCATTTCATTTCCTCCTTTTTTTAAATTTTTATATATAAATCGTTGCAACTTAATTTATATCTATTTAAAAGTATCTTTGAATTTTTTAAATTCTTCATCATAATTTAATCCACGTTCTTTCAAAACGTTTCTTGCAAAATTTTCTATACCTGCATTGTCTCCGCTTCTCTGCCATATTTATTAAATTTCCAAGCATAGGATTGTTTCCTGCTAATTGTTTTACTATTCCTTTAGGTGTCATTCCTTTTAACATATAATTTTGTATAAAATTTATCGGATTCATAAATTATTTTCCTTTCTTTTCTTTTAAATCATCCGTAATGTCCTCAATTTGTCTTTTAAGCGTTTTTAATTCTTCCTTAATATCTTTTATATCTTTACTATTTAAATTCTTTATTTGTCCATCTAAATCTTCCTGTGTTAAATATCTTGGTTGTTTCTTTTCAGTTTCATCTATGACAGGTCTATAAACTATCATTTTACTCGTGCCGTCTTGTTGAAGCTGCTTTGTAATAATTGCAGAATTATCAACTAAAGGGAAATAGCTAACAGAACCATCTAAAGGTATGTCTGTAGCCTTTACTACATCAACACTATCAACAGTTTTTCCCTGTAATCCAAAAGTATTATATTGTTGTGTTGGGATTTGTGTAGATTGAGGATTTCTTGGAGATTGAGCATTTTGATTTAAATAAGGGTTATTATAATAAGGACCTCCATAATAAGAATTTAAATAAGGATTTGTATAATTCATTTCCTTTACCTCCTAATAAAAAAAATTTTATAAAAAAATAAAAGGCAACCTCAATTTAAAGTTGCCTACTCGTAAATAGGACTAATAGGCGAATCCTATTTACAATTTTATTATAATTAATATGTTTTTTTATTTCTAGTACGACTATATTATTTTTTCAAAAAAAATAAAGAGGTTTTTAAGCCTCTTTAAATACCACAATACATTCTTAAACTAAATGCAATCTTTTCTAACTTTTCTGCTATCCTAGGATTCTCTAATCCTGTCTTTTCACTAATATCAGCAAAAGTATAATTTTCTTTAAATCTATATTTATATAATAAATATAGTAAATTATCTTTTTCTTTTAATTTATTTTCAAATTCAATTAATTTATCATCAAATTCATTGAATTTTATAAATTCATCTATATCTGAATAATTAGAATTTTTCCCTTTCCATTGGTACAAGTCCTTAATATCTGCTCTACCCGTCGCAATAAAGCCAGTAAATATTGTTAATAAAATATTCGCTACCAACCCTAAATCAGTTAAAGCAAATACACTCGTAAAAGTTAATGCAGACCATACAAAACATCTATACCATTTATTGTAGTGTTTCGGTTGCCCACATAATAATCTTGTAAAGAAAAATACTAACATCAAAACTATTATAAGTGTAGGGCTTAATTTAAAAATAAGCCCTATCATAAAAATTACTATTGTTTCTACTATGTTGAAACACAAACTAAATAAAAACTTTTTATTCATATCTTATTCTCCATCTTCTTCTGAAAAGTACCAGAACCAACTAGGTAATGTTCCCATAATAAACACCTCCTCTACTTGTTTAATATAGTAGTAAATATCATGCCTAAATTGATAAACCAAAACATCAAGTTAAAGGCTATTATTGAGATGTTTCTTACAGTTAAACTCCTTATTTTATTTGGCTTCTTGTGTCTATTCCACAAAGAGCAAAATCTCTTGTATTTATTTCTTATATTGTCTTTAAACAAAAATAATAATCCAAATAGCAAAATTCTATTTATTATTAAAGAAACATAATAATTTTTATATGTAACCATTGCTGTTGAATATGTAAATAAAGAAATTAACACAAGTACTATTGACGCGACTCCAAACAAGAAGATGTCTGTTATCTGTGCTTTTTCTTTATAAAGTACTTTTAAATTGACAAAACTCATAAAAGTGTATATTAATTGAAACCATACATTATATTGAAAAATACACGCCAATAAGAAATATTGAATTGCCATTATCCCAATCAATAATAATCTTCTTTCTTTTATGTTTTTGCCTATTATTAAAAATAAAGAAAAATACACAGGTTCAGGTAATTGTGCTAAAACTGCTAATAAATTTTCCTTCATTTTTTCCTCCATTCCGCCCATTCAAATAAATAAAGGAGAAGCACGAATGGACTGTGTGTTCGATAGAGGAGCAACTCTCTATCTATCTCCTTATTTATAAAAATTATATCATATTGTCATATCATTTTCAAGTATTTTATTTTTTTATATTGAATTTTTCCCTTAATACTTTTTCTACCTTTTGTCCTATTGAATCTATATCAGTTTGATTTCTTACATTTGCTTGTATGTTTACTAAGTTTCCGTTCTACTTCTATTGTACTATTATTATTTATTTCTTTTCTTTGCGTTACATTATCAAAATATTTCATCATACGATCTAAAGATGCACTCCATTCTGGTTTCAATACTACTTCATGAGGTTTCAATAATGCATATCCTTCTTCACTTCCCCCAACGATTCCACCTTCGTGGAATTTAGGTATCTGCAAGTATTTTCCTGCATAAATCCTATTTTTATTTTTTATA